ACGCATAAATTGACCAATAGACGGTGTTTCAACATAGGTAGCAGAGTTGTTTGCTAACGCACGTTGTCCTTGACCATCCCACCAGTTACCTGCTTTAGCGTGAGCCATCTTGTCGTCTGACAAATCAGACAGACTAATCATTGCTGACCGTCGGACTCCACCCACAACAACAACTTCCCCGATTTTGCACAGAATATCATGGCACTCAAGGGAACTGAGACGGCGACCAACTGCTCCTTTGAATTTGATGACACAGAAGCGATAAAGTTCTTCCAAAGGTCCGGGTCCAGAAGCACGTCCTCCGAAAGTTTTGAGTCTTGCTCCTGCTGGTCTAACTCTAGATACGTCAAATTTTGGAATCTCGCCAGCATACAAAAGAGCGATGAGTTGGCGAAGTGATTTTGCCCATCCTTCTTTAGAATCCGACACAACAATAGAAGTCTTACTATCAAACAACTGAGTCGGCACTTCAGGTAACTTAGAAACATATTGTTGTTCCACAGAGAAACCGACACCAGTGCCGCAGAGAAGGATGTACATTGCTTCGTCAAAGGCTTTAGGGTCGTCGATTGGTAAATAAGAACAGTTAAATGCTGCTACGTTCTGACGCTCTAAGGCAGGTCCTGCTGTCATGACTGCACGCATAGAAGGTACTACATCAAGTGCAACAACGGCTGTTTCTAACTCGTTACGCAATTCTTTTGTAAGTGTGTAGTTCTGTTTTTCTGCTAAGTGCTTTTCCATAAAGTCAAAGTACCTTGCTACTGTTTCATTCCAATGCTCACGACGACCTTTATCGTCCAAGTAACGGCTATACCGACTTTTGGCGATGAATGTGTTGTACGGGGTCATGTTGTATGCTGCCATATTATTTAACTTCCTTTTCTAGTTTATCGGCGTTGTCCTCAATACGGTCTGAGAACATTTCTACTATGTCTTCACTGCTAATATTAAGTAATTCTAATAAGGTTACTTCATCAAGTGCGGTTAACCGTTCTTTTATCTCGTGGAGTAGCAAAGGCATAGTTTCTTTCTATTTGTAATACTTGTTGTTTACTTCGTCGTAATTCTCTATCAAAAACTCTAAATAATGCTGAATCTTCTTTAGGTCTTCCTTTCCGTTCTTGTAAGGGAAACGGAGGATGTATTTTACCACATTATGTGACCACGGGTCAAGTCCCCAATCAAGGGCAATAGTCCACGGCTGGACACCTTTTTTGTAGTGTGTTCCACCTACTTGACGACTTAAAGTGTCACCACAATCTTCCATTCCTGCTTTATATCCTTGAATCAAGTCTTTTAAAGTTTCTTCACGAATGTAGCCAAACGGTGTTGGCATCGCTACCGGGTTATTATCCATGATGCTTGACCTCCACTGATTTTCTTAATGACTTCACTCCTTGACTCCAGCTTCCGCAGTCCCGGCATTGATAGCGTTGATACGTCCCTGATAAAGATATTGCTTGACCTCGTTTTTGGATTGCACTTCCGCCACAAGTAGGACAAACCGCAGACTCAGAGTGGAGATTGCGATTTGGATGAGTCTTAATCCACGGCAACAGCGTATGATAAAGCGACTCCAGTAATACAACATCTTGTATATTATATTCTTGCATCCGTTCCCAAGCATCATTATCTCCGTTCATACATTTAACCCACAAAGAGTGTCCTTCGTGAGCGTGTTTCTGTCCTAAACCAAGTCGCTGTGCTACATAATCCAGCTTGTTGCTAGGAAAACGAAACTGGCTACGAACCACACGCAATAAATCAATCTGTTTATAAGGCGATGGTGGATTATAAGAATGTAAGAGAAATTCCTTGTTAAGAGTAGGAATGTCGAACTTAGTGCCGTTATAATGCACCACAGCATCAGCTTCGTTGAGAAGTCCATGTATTCCTTTAAGCATCTTCTTTGGTTTAGATTGGTGTACAGAATCAAATAAAACCTCCTCATTATCTAGCCACTTAGCTGCATAGCATAGAACATAAGAAGATTCCATCAACTGATTGATACTGACGTTTTGCTGCCACAGACCCCAAACATGGGCTGTGTTAGGACTTGTCTCAATATCTAGCAGAAGGATTTTCATAGTAGATTCCATTGTTTGTCTTTCCAATAATAAATCTTATTATCGGAGCCTAAGCCAAGCACTGTAAAGTTGTCTTGACCGCCAATCGTTTTCCAGTCGCTAATAACAACTACTTTCTTAGTTGCCATTTTGCGATTCCATAAAGGATTCAAAGTCTTGCTTAGAAATACATAACTCACCGGCTGTGCCTGTATGACATTCTGGATAAGTGACGACAAATCGTATCTTTTCCTTTAAGTCGTAACCGTAATATGCAGACAATCCATCAGCTATTTTAGCCATTACTGTTGTCCATGACTCATCGTAAGGCAGAGTAAACTGTTTGGTAACTGTGTCATTGCTGTCTTCAACAGTTAGACTTACTGTGAAAGTGTCGTTGCTGTCATCATAATTCATAATCATCTTCATCTCCATTGTTAGCCATCAAATCAAATAAAAGTTCTGCATCAATTACAGCGAGTGGTTTAGAATTGTTTTGCTTGATAATAACAATCGGTTCACCATCGCCGTGCTTCTTACACTGCTCGTAGTAGTTATACACAGCAATCTTTGCTAAAGACTTACATTCAAATGTAGCTGGAAGTTCCTCTTTAGCAAACTGAGACATCACGACATCTTCACCGTGACTACCCATTGGACAACTGCGTAAGTCCTTATCCGTTAACTGTGGATACCTCTCCAACAACTTCTTTACTGTCCACTGCTGTAGCAGCCTTCCCTTTTGCTTTGCGCTGCTTGTTTTCACGATTGATAACCTTTCGTTTAGTAATCCATGATTTAGGAATGTGCATCCGGGCATTGCTGTTATCACCAGATACGGTTGATGCAAGACAGATTCCATCTTTTGTTTCTGCAATTAAAAACCCTACGGTACAAACTGCGTGAATATCAACTTTGACGTTGTCTTCCCACCCACCATCAGAGACTGCATCAACCCACTCAACATACACTATTGGGGAGGCTTCCAAGTCTCGTTTGGTGTTCTTTGTAGCCACAGGAGTCTTGCGTTTTCCTGCACTCGGTCCGTGTCGCCCTCGTAGGCTTTCAGGACTGCTTGGTACAACTCGGTTTCGTTGGTACATTCTTCTAGTATCCTTTTTGCTTTAACTGGTCCAATGCCTTTTAAACCGACGATGTTGTCAATCCTATCGCCTGTTAATATCTGAGTATAAAAAGAATGTAAACCTTCAAACTCAGAGACATAATACTTTTCTTTCTTGCGGTAGTTGTAATGCCAACCTCTAAACTGGTTTAAATCTTTATCAATATGAACCATGATAGATTCATCTTCAGGTACGGCATACGCAGCGATACCGACTGCATCGTCTGCTTCAATACCCTGCACTACTTCAAAGCCCCACGATGTCACTAAATGGCATCTAAGCGCCTGTAAATGTATTGGTTTGTCAGACACTCGCTGACCTTTGTACGGAGCTGTAACTGCTATCAAATCACGGAAGTTGCCTTTGCCCGTTAGGAAGCCCTTGTAATCTTCACAGTCCAAGTCCATACAAAGTTCAGTCATTGTTTGCTCAAGCCTTGCTATCGCAATGTATTCCTCAGCATCGTTGCTAGAGAAACCCACTGCGTAGCATAGGCTATCGGCATCAATGAGTGCTGTTATCACAGAATGTCGTCGTCCAAGTCAGCTGCAGCGCCTTCAGCACTGTACTTGACTAAGTCGGTAATGACAATCTTTGCCAGTGATGCGCTAACACCTTTCTTGTTCTTCCAAGTCCAGCTATAAGGCTTAATCAATGCCACAGCTTTAGAGCCGTTGCCTACGGTGTCCTTAACCTCATTGCCTTCTTTGTCGTAAGGCTGGATAGCGTAGTTTGACTTCACTGTCAAGAACCAACCCTTCTCAGGTTTGTCTTCACGCTTGCGTGGCTCAAGACCAATCGACTCCAATGCTTCCACAGCCTTGTCAGACAGGTTAGCCAAGTCACATTGAAACTTTCCACTCATGTCGTTAACACGGTCAAAGAAAGCCCACTGAATTTCTGCTTCGATTTTTACTGGTTTAATTTCCATTTTAAAACTCCTTATCTACTACGGTTTATGAATACTGCAACAACTATTGTACCACAACTACTGCAGAGTTTGGGTATAGGGGTTAAGACTTTCTTCTAATGTCCCATCTTCTATGTCCAACACTGCATCCTTCAAAAGGTCGTATGTTTCCTTTAAGTCAAAGGACGAACTTAGCGAATAAGTCCCATCTTTGTAGGCAGAGACAGCCACCATCCCAAGTAAGTTCTCGTCT